TTGTCTGCATCTGCACTTTCTCAAGACACCGAATTTGAAGTTGCTGAAGATGCAACCAAGTCTCAAATCAAGTCTGCATTTGTCAAGTCATTGAAAACTAAAAAACTAAATAAAAAGGTATTAGGAGAATTTATTTCTTTGGTCGCATGAAGACATATCAAGAGTTTGTTGCAGAGTCCTATCGTTTTTCCAAACGCTCTGGAATTAAGCACAAAGATCCATTTACCAGATATGATGCTGGAACTGAACCAAAGGGAGATCTTGGCGGCAAATTCCAAGGTGGTTGGTTAGAGAAAGAGAAGAAGAAAAAAGAAAAAGTTGAAGAGGGTATTGGCACAACTGTTGCTGGTGCTCTTGGCAATCCTCCTGTGTTAAGTAAGAGGATGAAACTGAAAAGAGCACTTCTAAATCGTGAAGTGCAGAAAAATGTTCAGAAAAATAAAGAAAAGAAATACAGTGGTAAAGCAGAGAATGAATAAATTCCCTCTAGATCATGTAGTTAAATGTGATACAAAAGAAGTCTGGATTAAATGCACTAGCAGCATCACTGCTATGGGAATTCCTGCTTTGGTAAACAAATACTATCCTGGATATGTTGGTCGAATCGCAAGCGAGGAGCATTTGGAAAAATTGAAGAACCAGTTGGCAAACTGACAGGATGGGGTCCATTGGACCCCTTTTTGCGTTATAATGACTTCAGTTCAAACAAATTGTTCAATGACCATCTCCTCTGATTACATTCGCACATCACTTCAGAACCTTTACGGAGATCATGTGACTTCCGCTGACATTCGTGCTTGGTGTGCAATGAATGATTCGAACTACCAAACCATTACTAAAAAAATTGATCCCTATAAAGTTGGTCGTGGTAAGTGGAATTTGACCGTTCAGGAGAAACTGGAACAAACTTTCAAAGCACCCTCTGCTATTCCCGCTATTGAACAGAATCTTATTCCTGAAAAAGATGATACCTTCGTCAAGTTTGGTAATTTTAATGATGTTAAAAAAATTATTCAATCCCATCTTTTCTATCCGACGTTCATTACGGGTTTGTCGGGTAATGGTAAAACGTTCTCTGTTGAGCAAGCATGTGCCCAGTTGGGACGTGAACTCATCCGTGTAAACATTACGATTGAGACTGATGAAGATGATCTGGTGGGTGGTTTTAGGCTTGTTGATGGGAATACTGCATGGCATAACGGTCCCGTCATCGAAGCACTGGAGCGAGGAGCAGTCCTTCTCCTGGACGAAATCGACCTGGCTTCCAATAAAATCCTCTGCCTACAGTCCATTCTAGAAGGCAAGGGTGTCTTCCTCAAGAAGATTGGTAAGTGGGTCAAACCTGCTGCTGGATTCAATGTCATCGCCACTGCTAATACCAAGGGCAAGGGTTCTGATGATGGACGCTTCATTGGCACCAATGTGCTTAATGAGGCATTCCTTGAGCGTTTCCCCGTGACCTTCGAGCAGGAATACCCATCCGTCAAGATCGAACAAAAGATCCTTGAAGGTGTTGCTATGGATCTTGGTGTGAAAGATGAAGACTTCTGTAAGCGTCTTTGTGATTGGGCAGATATCATCCGTAAGACTTTCTACGATGGTGGTATTGAGGAGATCATCAGCACCCGCCGTCTGGTTCACATCATCCGTGCTTACAGCATCTTTGATGATAAGGAAAAGGCAATCCAAGTTTGCGTCAATCGTTTTGATGATGAAACCAAGCAGGCATTCCTTGAACTCTATGACAAGGTTGATGTAGATTTTGATCTCACCGCCACGGGTGAAAAATTCCCCATTGACCAGGAAGTACAGTTCTGATATAATTGGGGAAGGTAAAGATGTGCCTTCCCCTATGAGTGATCCAACTTTTACTATTGATATGACTGACATTATTACACAATCTCCCAGCATTCCCTGGAAGTACAACGAAGAAGAAATTGTAAAAGAACTTCTTGAATACATTCGTGGAACTTATACTCAGCACTATTCTGCTGGTGACCAAAAGATTCAAACGCTTGACTTAATTGAAGCGTGTGGCGATGGTGAGGCATTCTGTCGCAGTAATATTCTCAAGTATGCTTCCCGTTATGATAAGAAAGGAAGTGCCCGTCGTGACATTATGAAGATTCTGCATTATGCTGTTCTTCTGATGAACTTCAATGACAAGAACGCTGTTCGTGAAACTTACAATCAATGAATACTATGAAACTCTCTGATAAGACCGTTACCCTTTTGAAGAATTTTTCTTCGATCAATCAATCTATTTTGTTTAAGGAAGGTAAGAAACTTCGCACGATTAGTGTGATGAAAAATATCCTTGCAGAGGCAACGGTTACTGAAGAATTTGCTAAAGACTTTGGAATTTATGACTTGAACCAATTCCTTAATGGTTTGACTCTACACCAGAGTCCTGAACTTGATTTTGCCAATGATGGATATGTCGTCATTCGTGAAGGTAAGATGCGTTCCAAGTACTTCTTTGCAGATCCTAATGTGATCGTAACCCCTCCTGACAAAGCAATTGAACTTCCTAGTGAAGATGTTTGCTTTGAACTGAGCACGGAGCAACTGGATAAACTTCTCAAGGCTGCTGCAGTTTATCAACTTCCCGACCTGTCTGCTGTTGGTGAAGCAGGTGTTGTTAAACTTGTTGTTCGTGACAAGAAGAACGACACCTCTAATGATTTCTCAATCGTTGTTGGTGAGACCGATTCGGAATTTTCCTTCAACTTTAAAGTGGAGAACATCAAAATTCTTCCTGGTACTTATGAGGTTGTGGTTTCTCAAAAACTTTTGTCACGATTCCAGTCCAAAAACTATGATCTGACTTATTATATTGCTCTGGAACCTGATTCTACTTTTGGTTGATGAATATCTTTGTTACTGACCCAAGTCCTCGTGTTTCCGCTAGAGTTCTTCCCGACAAACACATTGTCAAAATGCCTCTAGAGTGTTGCCAGATGCTTTCTATCATTTACTCTAAATGGTATTATGATTGGGGCACTCTTCCTAAAGCAGATGGCACTCCTTATGAAACTAAAAAAGGTGCTTTTAGGAATCATCCGTGTACGATTTGGGCAGGACAAAATATTTACAATACTGCATGGTTGATCATGCACGGAACTTCTCTTGCCTATGAATATTACCTTAGGTATGGTAAAGTTCATTCTTGTACGAAGACTTTGTTTGAATCTAAAAAAATATTTCATAGGAAGACTAGTAAATCAATCACTTGTTATTCTATGGCAGAGAACTTTGTTCGCGCAATGCCCGATGAATTTAAACTAGATCGAACAATTTGTACGATGGAAGCGTACAAAATGTACATTTCATCTAAACCCTGGGCAAAGGATAACTATCTTCGTATGCCAGAACGCAAACCTGATTGGATATAAATGAAACACATTCTTTTTACGTTGAAGGGTTGTAGTGCGGTTCTTCTTGATGATGAGAGTTACATCAGGGACGTTATATATCATGCGTCAGTTCAATGTAACTCAACTCTTCTCGCATTGAACTCACACAAGTTTGATCCCCAGGGTGTAACTTGTGTCGCTATGCTTGCTGAGTCGCATATTAGTATTCATACTTGGCCTGAACTAGGTATGGCAGTATGTGATGTTTTTACATGTGGTGATCACACAGAACCACAAAAGGCAGTAGATTACATGAAAATGGTTCTACATGCCACTGATATTGTTTGTAATGAATTTGTTCGTCCTTTGGAATGATTATGAGTGATTTTATTTGGGTTGAGAAATATCGTCCCAAGACTATTGAAGAATGTATTCTTCCCGAGAGTACAAAAAATATGTTTAGGGACTTTCTAAATAAAGGAGAGATTCCTAACATGCTTCTTGCTGGTCCTCCTGGGATTGGTAAGACAACTGTTGCAAAGGCATTGTGTAATGAACTTGGAGTAGATTACTATGTCATCAATGGATCCGACGAGGGTAGATTCCTTGATACTGTCCGAAACAATGCGAAGAACTTCGCTTCGACCGTCTCACTTTCGTCGTCTGCTAAACACAAAGTCATCATCATTGATGAGGCAGATAATACAACCAACGATGTACAACTCCTCCTACGGGCATCTATTGAGGAATTTAATCGTAATTGCCGATTCATCTTCACCTGCAACTACAAAAACAAAATCATCGAACCACTCCACAGTCGATGTGCCGTCATCGACTTCTCGCTTAAGGGGAAAGAGAAAGCCTCACTGGCAGGATCCTTCTTCAAGCGTTTACAGGACATCTT